CTTATCTAGAAATGATGACAATGTAGCTATTGCAAGATTTCCACAAGATAACAATCCTAAACAATTTAACGAATTTTTGGTAATTAAGGGAAATACAGTATCTTCTACTGGTGCTACTGCTTTTGGATCTAGATTATATGAAATTTCTGAAGGATCTGATTGGGAACAACTATTAAGAGCTAATCTTCCAAGCCAAAACTATATTGATGTGAAATGCGCATCTTGGGAAGCAATATCAAGTTGGAATAATTTCACTTCAATTGATGGACACGATCTTGTAATAAATGACTTGTTTCTACTAAAAGATCAAACTTCATCTGGCACTAATGGTATTTATAATGGTGTCTATGTTTATAATGGGGTCAATAATACTCCATCATTAGTAAATATTACACAATACATCGTTTCGGGTAGTACAGTTTTAGGTTTTTACATTGAAACAGGATATATCAACACAGGAAATAGATATTTATTAAATTATTCTAATTATTTATTATCTGGAAATTTTGTTGTTTATAAACCAAGTTACACATTTGAAACTAAAGTTATAAACTTAAATACAAGTCAAGCCGCCACTTCATCAGATTTGCGTAATGAAACTACATTAAATAGTTCAGAACAAATTCCAACAAATTCACTTATTGGATATCAAGGTTTCCAAATTGCAGATCTTTACGGTCAATACTCTATAGAATTCAATTCTACAACATTGAAATTATCAAGTGGAATGAATTCTGTTGAAAAGACTTTAACAACAACTGGTCTAGTAGCAGATTGGCAGTTCTATTCTGTTTCTAACGGTACAGTTTCTTCTGATGTACAGTCTTGGGCTATTGGTCAATTTATCACAGAACTAACAGCAACTACAGAAATAAACTATGATGTTTTCAATGATTCATATAGCAAATATGTCTTAAAAATTATTCCAGCTTTGACTGGCAACCCATCCATAGTTATTGATAACTTGAGTTTGGATGTTGATTTAAATTCAGTTATTTCAATTCGTGTCAAAGCGAAACCAAAATCAAAAGTGTTGTGTCTTGGAAAGATCAAAGCTTATTGGGCTTATGATGGTGGAATTTTTAACATAAGCGCAGAAACAGCATTACATACATCTGATGATTATATTCAATATAAAATCTCACCTATTTGGAAGGGAACTATTGGGAAATTGCAGATAGAGTTTACAGATCTTCCAGAAAATAATGAGAGACCAGACGAAATTTTTATAGATTTAATACAGATTCAATCTAACGAAGATGTCTTTGATATTAATAACAAGCTTTCTAAAATAAGATGGATTGTTGAAGATAGAGATATAAAGATTTATCTTGGTCAACAAAAAAATCCATTTATTGAAAAGAAAAATTTTATTTCTCTAGACACATATAATCCGAAATATTTAGATTCGACAGCTAATTCTAATGATTATGATCACCCATACATTCAGTTTGGAAAATTATATAATGATGCTGGAAATTCTTTAGTTGGATATTCAGATGTATCTTTCATTGTTGGTGAAAAATATGAGCCCACAAACTATAAAGTAATTGATTTTAATCAATCTGTAGTTCTTCCTTCAACAGGTGGAATTAGGTTATTCACTTACCACGATGGAACATTATATAGTGCTACTGATGGATTTATTAGTAGTAAAATTTCTGAAAATCCAAATGATAGACAAAGTAAAATTTTCTACTATAACTCTAACGCTGAAAGTTGGTTCTTAGAAGATATTACATTTGAAAGAAAAAAAGTATTTGACAATGCTGGAAACTACACTTTGTACGGTGTTATAAGACCATTAACAGCAATAAGTTATAAGGGCAAATTGTTCTTGAGCGGACACTACGGAAATATCAAACCATAATGAGCGAAGATTTAAGAAATACATTCATAGCTTTCAGTGGTGCTAGTCCTGGAATCTCTACAAGTTTGACTAATCTATCATACACCTCATTTGATGGAAAAAGAATTTATTTAAACTTTGAAGATATAGATAGCACTGGACTTGAACCTGCCACTGGATTACAATTAAGATTTTCTGTAACGAAAAAATTTGGAGCTATTGCAACCACTGTAACTCCTTCGTCCACTTTTATTGATGCCAGTTCACCAAAGACATTACAGTTAATTTTAGCAGATTCTGACAGAATTGTAGATTCTTCGTATAATGGAAGTGGGGTAGCCTTAACTGCTCAAACAGTATTTGTTTCTTATGACTCTACTGGATTTGGCAGCACAGTTACAAAATTATCTGACAACGATACACAAAAATCATTTGTAACATCATTTACAGGAGTAGGCATAACAAATCTTACCAAAGAAGCAAATGCCCCTCTATATAATTATTCAACCACAAGCACAGACGGAACAAAAGTTTACGTTTATTACACAGAGGCTACTCCACCCCTTCTTCCAATTACTAGCATAAGTGGTTTTGCAGTAAGTCAGAACGGTTCTGGTATTGCAATTTCAAGTGCTTATGTTTTAGATCCAGCTAGCGCAACAAATGGCAAAGTGATTGTTCTTGATCTTAATTCCAGATTAGGAGTTGATGACTCAACCAATCCAGTTACTTTAACCTACACACAGCCTATTTCTGATTTTTATAAAATTAAGGATAGTACTGGAACTGGCTTGACATATGCTGTTTCTTTTGCCGGTAATGCAGTAACAAACTTAACAAGCACTACATTTTTACCTAGAATTACTCAGGCTTACACTGGTACTGGAGTTTCTGGAAATATTGTTTATGTAAGAATGTCTACAACTACGACTCCAGAATCTCCTACAGGCTTTGGAGTTTCATATACAAATGTTGCAAAAACAATTTCAAGTATTGGTGCTTCAGCTTTAGTATTTAGCGGAGTAGCAACAACAGTTTATCTACTAACAATGTCTTCTTATTATGGGCCCGAAGATATAGTCACAGTAAATTACACCCAGCCTGTCTCTAATTTTATTACAGATAGAACTTCTAACGCCAATAAGGTTGCAAGTTTATCAAGTCCAATAAAAGCATCAAATATTTTGACAGATACTACTGCTCCTACATTGGATACAACAAATAGTTATATAGATAAAAATGGGCAAGATATTTATTTGAAATTTACAGAAAATAACTCTAGACCAATGTTGCCGTCTACAGGAATTCAAACTTTTAACGTTTCAATAGATGGCCAATTTACTCCTATAAAATCAGCAACAGGATTGGGAATTACTTTTTCAACAGATGTAAAGTTATCGCTTTACAATAAGATAAATTATAACAGCATAGTAAAAGTTGGTTATAGTGGAGATGGCGGAGCTGCAGCATTGAAAGATAGTTCTAATAACTTTGTTGCAAATTTTGAACCGCTTTTGATATCAAATTATGGCGTATGATAACTACGGGTTTTTCGATCCTAAATATTGGAATGAAGCACTAAATAATAACACTTCAATAGGATACGAAATTGAGGATGAGACAACAGATATTTTTGTTAAGTCTGAATTCTATCCTAATGCCAGTGTTATTTATGATACTGTCCCTCCTAAAGGCATTTTGATATTAAACAGAAAAGCAGATGATGTTGATCCTGGTATCAAAGTTCATTATTTTTCTGGCACTGGTTATTCTTCTATTACAACAGAATATACTGACACAACATCTTCATATTCATTTACTCAAACTATAAATGCTTTTAAGATTGTTTCTGATAAAGATCAAAACATATCAACTATTATTCTCAAATTAAAGAAGACTGGAAGCATTGTGAACTTGGGAGACAGAATCAATGTTGCTATTTACACGCACGATGCTACAAATGATACTCCATCTACTCTTTTAGGATCATTTGCTAGCATACAAATTGATGACTTGACCACATCATTTGAGTCTTACTCATTCTCAAATACAGGTTTAACTTTAACAGTAGACACTACCTATTGGATTCATATAACTTTAGACAATTTACCAATTCCTACTGTTGGATCTGCAACTATTGATATTGCCAACTTTGTTAATAGTGATTCTGAATTTGCTTATTATAACAGTACCGATACAACTTGGATTAGAATTGCAAATACTTCACCATATTATAAAATAACAGCATTTAATACAGCTTCAGCAGAATTGTCTTCTAAAGATTACTTGCTTGATATTTACGAAGTGCCATTTAAGGAAGTAAATGTTTATGGTGGGAGTTCAGATCTTTCTAAATATGAAGTGATTGGTAATGAACAAGCAAACTACGTATACAAAAAATTCAATCCAGTATATGAAGATGTTACAAATTCTGCTAATAATATTTATCCAACAGTTACCAACTTAATTGTTGGAGCTACTGCAAAAAACACTAAAACATATATTCTTCAAGTTAAGAGAACTAAAATATCAGATTGGGAAGATATTGTCGAGAATATTGCAGACCCAGAAACAACAGATTACTTAAGCTTTACTTTTACCACACCAATATCACTTTATGCTGCTAGAATTGCATACCAAGGAGATTACTTCACTATTGATCAAAGAGGCGACATAACTCTTGCTGCTTATGATCAATACTCAGATGTTGTCTCAGCACAAATTTCAAGATTTTCAGATTTTAGAGATGCAACTTCTTTTCCAAACGCTGATTCAAAAGGTTTTATAGATTTTTCTACTGGTGAGACAACTTTCACTAATATAGATTTAACTAATGCTGCTTATTTGTGGTCAAAAAAGACTGGAAATGCCGCTTCTGAAATAACTGCTATCTGTGCATTCAATGACAAGATATTAATTGCAGCAAACCATAAAATGTTTGTTTACAAGAGTGGAGCAGTTTATGAAATCTTAAATGAATCTCTTATAGCTGAAAAATACCAAATTACTTGTATTCACGTATTTAACGGGAGAGCATACGCAGGTACTAATTACGGGCTTGTGTTTACTTCTTATAATGGCGAATTTTGGAGTGTTTTAAACGCAAAAGACCCATTATCAACTACAAATTATAAGTTGTTGAAGCCAATTATTTCTATGACTTCTTTGGGTAATAATCTTTTCTTGGGATCCACTAAAGGAGCCACTAGTGCTTCTTCAGTTTATCAATTTAATGGAAAAGCAATTACAGAACTTAAGACTTTCTCTTCATATGATCAAGTTTCTGCTCTTACTGCTAAAGAATTTACTCTTTATGTTGGTGTTGGAGGTGCCTATGGTAGTGGAGCATCAGCTATTTATAAATATTATAATGCTGAGTGGGTACAAACATTGTCATCTAACTTTGACAACGTTGAGTGCTTAGCTAAATCATCTACTAGAAATTCTGTTATGGCTGGATTTAGGGGTGGACAAATCTGGGAGTTATCTTTTACAAATGCAACAGCTAATTCTTGGGCTAAACTTTATGACACATATGCTGATCATATTTTCAGTATATATGATGATCCAAATAGCAATTATATTTATATTAGCGCTGACAATGGAACTTATGGATACTTTAAGTTAATAAATAGTTTTAAAAAAATTGTTTCCTATTCTTACGACACTAATTTACTTAATTCAACTTGGAGATCTTACACCGGATCTGGTATTACTTGGACAGACATAGGAGACATTGAAAGTTATAATTTTATTGCGTATAGAGGACAAACTGAAGCAATAAATTATACTGGAGCAATTGGAAGTTCATTCATACCACCTGTTGGTTTTACGAACAGTTCTATCACGTATGAAGGTGCAGTATTAGCTTCTAAAGATGGCGCATTATCATTCAGGATAGATAGTGGTGTAGGATATAACTTGTTTGTAAATGATACTTTACAGATAAGTAATTACAATCAATCAACAACATTGTCAACGCTTTATTCTGCTAACGCTTTTAATGTTCTTGAAGGTGATGTTTTAAAAATCAAGCTTCAAACTACAAATAATGTGGGATCTGGTACAACTTTTAAATTCTTGTGGCAAAAGAACACTGGAGAAACATTTGAGACAGTTCCAACTTCTCAATTCTATGGTTCTAGCAAAATAAAGTCTGTAACAGCTATTGGAAACACTTTTTATGGTGCTGGTATGGATGGTAGTGTTTATGAATTTACAAACACTCCGTATGAAAATAATAGCAGATATATTTATGCTAGATTTAAAGATCAAGCTGGAAATATTCAAGGTGTATCTTTACCAGCTCATACAACTGGATTTCCTGTTATAAGCGACAGAATGATTCAAGTAGCTAACACTGCAAACAATACAAGTTCATTCATTCAATACACAAATACTACTGTTGTTTCTAATTCAAATACAACGATAAACCCTGTCACTGGAAACACTCAAAACAATCAAGATAATAACCCAACACAAGGGCAAGTAAATGCTGGCACTGGCTCCACAACAACGACAAATACTAATACTAATAATCAGAATTTATCTACAACTAATAATTCAGGCGTTATCTATCAAATTCAAAAGAACGCTGACAACTCGCTATCTAGGAAGGGGATTTATGTTCCCCCTTCAAGAGCTTACCCAGTTTACGCTCCTGACCGTAAAATCAGAGAGTATGGAATTTATGAAGTTCAGCCAATTTATGTACCAACTCTTATTACTTGGACACAGATTGTTGCCTTAATATTAAATAAATATCCATCTACTCCAGATACAACTTTGGATAATGGAACTCAAATAAAAATTTATGTTAAGACTGGAAATACAAGAGCAGAATGTTTAGCAGCTTCTTATGGTGATGCGCAATCATTATCTAGTATTAATGATAGTTTAGCACCAACAACTGCACAATCTCTTTCTGTAGATCTTTCAGCTTATTCTGGAAAATGGTTGCAATATAAGGTTGAACTTATCACTGCAACTCCTAATATTACACCAGAATTACTATCTTTGACTCTTTCATACACATCATCATCAGGAAGTTATTTCTTTACTAGAATGTTTGATACTAATAATTATGACACTGATGCTCCAATGATCAAAAGAGGTTTACTCACTTCTAACGAATTAAAAAACAATGGTAGCATCGTGTACGGATATACAACTTCTAGTGATACTAACGAAACATTCAATTTTGCAAACTACACAGTAATTTCACCTAATCAAACATTCGAATTGTCAGAAGCATCAAGCAAAATTAGATTTGGAATATTCTTAACAAGCGTAGGAACCACTCCATCTATGGTCTATGATTTTGCCGTACAACTTGACATAGGAGATGCTAGCATTAAATTCAACCCAACTCCGTAGGTAGTAATGTCTAATCGTACATCAATTTATAAGTTTTTATATTCATCATTTGGCGATATTTGGTATCCAGGTTATGACTATGAAAATATGCTTACAGCTGAATCTAATTTTTCAGGCGTTTATTCTTTTTTTGGCCCTGGAGTTATAAATGGCTGGGATGTATCTAAACTATCTGATAACAGAACTGATCAAATACTACTTATTGATGGATACAACACAAGCGCCACAAGTGAATATGGACAGAAATTATCATTACTCGATCTTGATTTCACTGTATCTTGTTTAGCAGCTACCACCGTAAATATCACTCTTTCTGGCGCACAAACAATTGATGGAATTTCTGTTGTTGCTGGCAATCTTGTATTAGTAAAAAATCAATCCACAGCTTCACAAAATGGCGTATATACTGTGTCCGCTTCAACGTGGACCAGACATTCAAGTCTTGATACTACATCTGATTATTCCGATAATTTTGTTGTTTATGTAAGTTCTGGATCAACCAATGAAAAAACACTATGGCTTGGTGTTGTTTCATCAGCAAACTTTACTTTAGGCTCATCAAATCTTTATTTCCAAGATGCTTTCAAACAATGTATCAAAGTTAGCACTGGTGATGGAATTATTGATAAATATGCTGCCAAGACTGAAAAACCACGCTACTTTAGACAAACAATAGCAAATACTTTTTATGCCTGGGCTGAATCTGGAATTTCTACCCTGTCAGATGAAATTTGTAATATATCTTTTCCATCAATTCCAGACTCCAAATACAACACATATTCTAATGCTGTATATCTAGCCACTGTCATTTACAAAGCAGATACAACTTACACTGATTTCAATACTGTTTCAGAAATAGTCTACGAAGAAAGAAGAAATCAAATAAATGAAACTGCTGGAGAATTTCAAAGACAGCTTCAATTATCTTATTTGAAGCATAAACATCTTGGTGAAATTAACACTGCAGCAAAGATAGATCTTGGAAATTATTTGGTACTTACAGCTTCTTCTAATGATGGAATTTCTAGCTATGAAAACAATTCTATTTTTATATTAAAGAATGCTGATGGTACTTTATTTAACGACACCATTTCATCTTACGGCACACCAATTGTAAAACTTGATGAAACTATTCTTTCCAGTCTTGATTACACAATAAGCGAATCTAGTAGTCCATATAAAATTTATCTTACCCAAAGCATCAAATCAACATCTAAACTCGAAGTGTATTTGCCATATGCTGTTGACAAGACTTTAATTGCAGTAAATGCAAGCCAACAAATATTATCTACCGCCCTCACATTAAACACATACATAAAGTTAAGTGATGGAACAATTTATCAATTTACTGACGCTGCTGGTTTGACCACTGACCTTTACACATTATTCGCTTGGACAGATTTTCAATATGACACTGCTGAAGTTTACTTGGCAGAAACATTGATAGATCCAGTACACTATACAATCAACCCAAATTCTGGTTGTATTTTACTCAAGAATACAATTCCAAATTACGCTCAATATACTTTCCTTGATTTTTCTGTTGTAATCAAAGCACGTAAAACTGAAATCAAGAATGATCTTACAAATGATTACATTAAGAATTTATCTGCCAACAGTGTATCTACAGGCAAGATATCAATAAATAATTTAAAGATCAATCATTATAGCGAAAATAGATATAAGCAACCTTTGACTTTTACTCCAGATAAATACTTAACCACTGGAATTGGCAAGTCATATTTATATCCTCAAAATACTAATTCTTACATTCAATACAACGATAATATTAGCGCTTTTTATAAGAGTGCAAACATTATCACTAGTTTGAACTTGATTTATGCTGCGTCTTCTAGAGGATTGTTTAGCTTCAATTTAGGCAGTAATACAGCGCAAACAACTAACTGGCAAAATGATTATGGAAAGATTTTATCGCTTCAAGATAACATAATTTATCCAACAAATGAAAATTATTTCAAAAATGTTTATGTTTTCACTTCATTAGGAAAAGTTTATTACAACAATACAAGCAATGTTTGGGAAGATCTAAAATTACCAAGAGATGCTAGTGGAATTGCAAAAACATTAGTTGGTTTCAAAATTTCTTCTGATAAATTAGCTGACGGAACATATCAAACTTATCAATATGGTTTGACATCAGATAAAGCTTACTATGCCATCATCCCAGACAATACAGCATATCAAAATTGGGATTGGAATGAAATTTCAACCTTCTATAATTCTTCTGGTGTGGCTATAACAAATATTTACAATCTTTCTGCAATTGAAGAATTATCGACACAAAAGACTACATTTGTTGCTGGCGAGACTGACGATATCACAATTCAAAGAGTATTGTATGTTGGAGCAATTGGAACTAGTACTAAAGGTTTGTACTATGGAGATTTCAGCCAATTATCACAAATATTTAACGAGCAAGTAAAGGGAATTTATTGGATAAAAGATGGCGCATACAAAAATAATATTATCTGGTGGAATGATTATCAGGCATTTATCACTCACACAGCAAAATATTATGAAGATGCTACAGGTAAGTTTTGGTCTCTTCCATTTTCACAATCAACAGCATCTTTCTCAAATGCTTTATGCGCCACTACAGAAGATATAGATCTCACTGGTATACAAACTATTGATGGTGTTGCTGTGAGTGCCGGTAATATTGTTCTTGTTAAAAATCAAACCAACAAAGCAGAAAATGGAATATATGTTGCATCTGCTGGAAGTTGGACTAGATCTACCGAACTTGATGTAAATGCTGAATTTATTAATTGGAAAACAGTATATGCATCAAGCGGAACTGTAAATGGCGACAGTACTTGGTATCTTGTAGTTGAAGATGCTTTTGATTTTGGCACTTCTGATGTCTTATGGGAAGTTCAAAGGCTAAAGATATATCAAAATTCAACACCTTCTGGGGCTGGTTCAAGTTCAGTAATTAATTGTGTTGCTCAAAGAAATTCAACAATATTTCCAACAGATTACTTTATTGGACATTCTAATGGTGTTGCAAGAGTTCAAGAATCATCTTTAGGAACATCTGTAGCCTACTCAGAACTTTTTTGGGAGCCTGTTTTCCAAGGTTCAGCAAATGCACTTTACAGTTTTGATGATGGTAGTAATTTTGGCAAGTTATATGCTGGAACAACTAATGGTATTTTTGTAAGCACTGAACTATTATGGCAAGATGTAAACGTATCTAGTACAGTTTCTTTGAATTATAGATGGAAGAGACCCAACGATACATTTTCTGAAAATGAAACAGAATTCGCAGTATTTGATAAAGATTACAATCAAATCACCAACTTTACCTTAAACTATCCTTATCAAATGGTAGCTATGGGATCTTCTTATGTTCCTGGCGATCAAGTTTATTATGAGAAGAGTTTCAACACTTTTACCACTAGCTTTTGGAACGACACTCAAACAGATAGCACTAGACTTTTCACCTATATAAACAATGAGCCTAGTACTATACCATTTTATTCCAGCTCATCAGAAGGCAAAATTACTTTCACACAATCAGTATTAAAGAGTGATATTGATAATGTAAAGATATCTATAGTAAATGATTTCCCAACAATTTCTGATGCTGGAACAAAACCTCATGCTTCTACTTATGTGCCCTTATATAAGACTAAAAGCCCTATTGCATTACTAACTAAACCAAACTCCAATACTGATATTAAAATCTACGTAAATCAAAGAATTAGCGATTATTCTTTGATTCAATTGAAGGCTGGCAATAAGTTTGAGATGGCAGTGGTAAAATCTTTTGACAATACTGTTTATCCTATTGAAATTACTTTATCTGTAGCAAGACTTACTAGCACAACCACTTACGATGTTGCCACTGAAGTTTATGGAATTAAGAACGAAATTGTATCTGGTTTAGAAGATGATTTATATCTTGCTATATCCAATCAAACTTATAATTTAGCATCAGAAAATAATTCTAACATTCAAGAATTAGCAAGAAAAATTAAATCATTAAATTCAACTATTTTTGATTTCACTGCACCAACAATTTCACAGACAGACACTAGAGGCTTGAAAAATACATTACTAATTGATAATTTTTCAAGTAATGCTAAATTTGATAGCTTGAATTCATCTTTCAAAAATAGAACTCAACTCATCCCTACTGCGAATGATTTTGAAAACGATCCAATCCAAGTGAAGGGAATTGTTGGGCTGACAAAAGATGGCACTGGAACAAGAATCATTACAGAGAAGGGTGTTTGGAAATATACTGGGTATTGGGAACTTGAAAGTACATTAGATGGCGCTTTTGATGCCAATTATATCACGCTTAATCCTAATCTTGAAGTAATTGCTGGTGCTTCTAATGGTCTTTGGAAATATGATGGTTCTTGGACAAAACAAACATCATCAGCAAGACAAAATGCTTATCTCACAGGCTTTTGGAATGGCACTTTATTTGAAGCATTTGCAACAAGTGATGGATTAAGTGTTAAGTTAGGAACAACCAATTTCTTGTCTGATTTCTTAAAACTCACCATTAACAATGTAAATGGAATTTTCAAAGGCGCATATGTCAAAAATAGTTTAGGTAATGTTCAAGAATACGAAAGCTTACATGCAGCAGGAGATGATGGCTATTATGTAATGGGTAATGATACTCAATTTGCATCATTTTCATCATTTCTTGTGCCTAGAAAAATGTTTAGTGCTGGTAATCCTGAAGGTGTAAATAAGTATTACAAATCTTTCCAAGCATATAGCGTTCCTTCCTTATTGAATACAACCACTTATGCAAATCCATTATTCATCCTTACAAATGATGGAATTTTAAAGGTAAGAAACTGGAAATATTCTTACCCTGATGATGTAAATTCTTCTGACTTTATTGTTGATAGTAGATTCTTGAGAGGACTTCATTGTTTCTCTTATGCTATTGACACAGAGGCTGCTATTGGAAATACTCCTGGCAAATCCAAAATTTACATCGGAACTAATGATGGAGTTTATAGATCTTTTGATGAGGGTAATACATTTGAAAGATCTGACTATATTGGTACACTTCCTACTTGTGTTTATGATCTTCAAGTATTTTCTTCAACATTCAACTCTATCACTCAAAATGTTTTAATTGCTTGTACTAATAATGGAATTTGGTATACTCTTGATGATGGTGATTGCTGGTATAGAACTGGTGAAAATACAAGTGAAGGTTACAGCCCAGTTTTATTCTCATCCAAGCCTTCAAATGACATAAGGTTTATTTCAAGTGATAGTGGTTCTGTTGGATATTTAGCGCAAACATTCACCACTTCATCAACAGCTAGTACAATTTCAAAAGTTTCTGCATTCTTGTCAATTAGAGATCAAGACAGTCTTTCAAATTCTTCTTACAATGATAGTTTAGCAAATACAACTCTTACTGCTTATGTTTATTCTGTTGACGCTAATGTAAGACCACAAACTCAATTGGCAGCTTCTAGTCCTATTACATCTTCTAGTGTAAAAGTTGGCGGTTTTACTAGTTTCAATCTTACAAGCGAATTAGATATACCAGGTACAGGATCAACAACTTTAGCTCTTGTTATTAAAGAAACTGCAAGCTCTGTTCCTTTATTCAAGTGGAAAAAAGCATCTACAAACAATCCATTTTCAGGGTTAGGATATTCAAGCTCAAATGCTATTAGTTGGACTGGAATAAGCACAAGTTATGATTTCTTCTTCCAAGCACACTATGACGATGCATATGCTCCAACAGAAACTATCGTTCCTATTGGCAATTATAATAACACTGAAGTTAATTGGAATAGTGGTGTAGGAAGCGGCATTACGTCTGGTAATGATGGTTATTTGTATCTTGAACCAAAATTTGTAATTTCTACTGTTTTTGATAATTCTGCTTCTATGCAAATGTCATCAGGTTTTGTAAATGGTTTCAACAATCTTTTAACAAATATTCTCAACAGAACAAATGATCCCGTAAATGGTCAGTTGTCTTTTGTTGATTTATGGACTTTTGGCACTTCTGTCAAACACGAAACTGGAAATGGTTTTACAAATTCAGGAATAGCCATCACATCAATAATTGGCTTTTTGAAACTTGATGGTGAAAATAGTAATCTTTATGACTGTCTTGAATATGCTTTGATTGGACAGCAACCAGCAGCAATCCCAAATAGTTCAATAGACTCAAAACAAGAAATGGATCTATTGTCCAGTTCTTATATTCCATTAACATTTATTGTTTCTGATGCTGATAATAATACGACAGTTTCTTTAAAAAGTATTGAAGACAACATAAATTATAGTTGGAATAATCGTGGCACAAAATTAGTTGCATTTGGTGTTGATGATAAAACAAACACTGGAAGCTTGAGACAATTGGTAAAGAATACAGACGGATTGTATTTTGATGCTTCTAGTTCTTATTGGTCAGGAATTACCACTGCTTTATTGCACGGCGGATCTAACACATTATTTGCTGGTTCTTGGACAAAATCTGTAGAATTCGAAACTTCTAAATTTATAAAATCAATCACCACAGCATACACAGTTTCTACAGGTCAAAGTGTAGATAGTTCTTGCACAGTTAAATACAAGTATTCTTCTGATAAAAAGAATTACAGTGATTGGAATATTCTTACTTCAACATCAACACTTAATAAAGAAATTACTAATTTAAGCTTCCAAATTGATATGACAGAAGGATGGAACAATGCTACAAGTCTTCCTGTTTCTCCATATGTCAGTCAATTGTATTACACAGAAGTATCTCCAGCTGTCAACTATTTCTTTACATCTGCCCTCACTTCCACAGATGATATTTTTGAATATATTCTTTCAACAGACTATTCTGACACTGATAAGGCTAAACTAACTTGGGGTATATGTAAAGGAAACAGCACAAATTGGAATGATTATGAAGAGCTTATCAAAAACAAAAATGGAATAATTTCTTCAAGACAAAGATCATATAAATATACGAACGCTTTATTTTATGAAAAGCTAACTTCTATCAAGTCCTTAAATAATAATTTTACTTATTTTGTCTATTATGATAATGCGAGATTTACTTGGCTTCTTTCTGACACTGTTGAAGTATATTTGAATTCTTCTCTTGTCACCGCTAATCTGTACACAATTGATAATGTAAATGGAACTATTACTTTTAGACAAGAAGTACCAACAGGAAATATTGTTCAAGTTTCAATTAGCAGAACAGGATCAAGATATGAAGCTTATGGAGAAGGCACTGTTTCTACTGATTATAAAAACTATTATGCTGTAAATGGTAGATGGCCTGAAGACAGTAAAGTTGTAGTGCTTGTAAATAATGAGATAGTTCGTGGTGGATATAAATTAGATAGATATGATGGCAAAATTATATTTGACACTAATAAATCTGCGAGCGATATTGTCACTGTATTTGTTCTTCAAGGATCAACATATAGATTAGGATTAAAGGTAGAGACATATTCTTCTACTGCATCAACAACTTATAACTTTGAATTTACTCATAATTCAGTGCCAAATCTAAATGTATATTCTCATTATTTGAATACAAATATTCCATCATTAAAAGCTGAAAGTTTGGTCTTGAATTCAGATGTTTCTTATGCTTCCGTTGGATCTACAAAACAAATTGCCAGTGCTTCTAGAATGTATGTTGATTACAATTATATTTCTGAAAATCAACAATACAAACCAAGAACAAGATGGTACAGAACAAGAACATCTGGTGGCGGAACAACTACCGTAGAATTAGACACCACACCTAATTACAGAGATAGATTGGTTCAAAGGAAAGCAGATTTGAGTGCTGCTAATGGATATTTCAATGTCAATGATCAAGTGTATGTAACTCTTGAGCCAAATGATAATTTTGATTATGGAATTACTTACACTTCTCAACCTATAATTGTTAAGAATTTATCTGCACCTTATGTGTATGACGTTCAAATAAAATCTACAAATATAATAGTTGATAATAAGATTTCTGCAAATAGTGTTCTTCAAGCTTATTACAACTTCAATGGCTCTTCAGATTTATCCAATATTGAATGGTTTGAATGGACTAATGGGGTGTCAAATAAAATAGCTGAAGGTAGTCTTTTAAATTCCGCTGTTGTTTTAAGAAATATGGCGATTTCATTTATAGTCAAACCTTATGATGGAACAATTTACGGAACACCAATTGAAAGTCAAATACTTAACATAATATAAAGGAATAAGGAAAAATATATAAAGAATAATATACTTGTATCGAGGTGAAAAAAATGCAAGATAAGATTCAATTTATTCCTGAAGAAGATTTAAAGGTTACACCAGTTCCTTTTGCAGCATTGTCTCAAACTCAAAACTGGGGTATGGCCTTAGCAAATATTCAAGAGGTCTGGGCAGTTTCAAAGCAAGGTGAAGGTATCAAAGTTGCAATTCTTGATACTGGATTTTCAGAACACCCTGATTTAGTAGAAGCTTGGAAGGCTGATGAAGCTGTCAACTGTACATCTGAAGCAAGCGTAAACGACCAAGGTAGTGGTCACGGAGTACACGTTGCTGGAATTATCGCTGGTTCTGATAATGATTTTGGCGTAGTTGGTGTTGCTCCGAAAGCAAAATGCTATGCTATTAGAGTTCTCGACAATAATGGCGGTGGAAGTTATGACACAATTGCTGCAGGTTTGAGAAAAGCAATTGATTTAGATGTTGACATTATTAATATGTCTTTAGGCGCACCATCTGAACCACCAGCATTCATTCACGATTTGATTAAAGAAGCAGTTTCCAAAGGAATTGTAGTTATAGCAGCTGCCGGAAACGACTCACACGCAGTAAATTACCCAGCAAGATACGATGAAGTTATTGCTGTTGCTGCATTAGATGAAAGTGGAAATTTAGCCACTTTCACTTCAAGGGATTTTACAGTAGACATTGTTGCTCCAGGCACTAATATTTATTCAACTCATTTGAATAATAACTATTGTAAAATGTCAGGCACAAGTCAATCAGCTCCATTTGTTGCTGGTATTTGTGCATTGATAAAAGCTGCATTGAAAAATCAGAATCTTCTACCAGAATTTGGAAACCAATTTTGTCAAGAAGATATGATGGTTGCATTGAGAAATATTTCAAGTTTACAAAATTATCAAGTTCAACCTGGAGAAGAACAAAATTGGGGGCCTGGTGTTCCTAAACTTGCAAATATTGATTGGTCAAACATCACTGTTAAAAAATCTTAACTACGAGCAAAAAGCTAAAAAAAAGAAATGTCTTCAGCTCCTTTTACAACAAGAGGTGAAGCATGAAAAAGAGATTAATTGTTTCTTTGGCCATTGGTTGTATATTGCTACTTTTAGCTTATTTTCAGCCTTATAAGTTAGTTGTAGTTATTGGACAATCGATGTATCCTACTTACAAAAGTGGGCAAATTTTGTTAGCTAAAAAGACTAAATATTTCAAAAAAAGCGATGTAGTAGTTGCTTTGAGTGATGACAGATCCTTGATCGTTAAAAGAATACTTTATACTCCAGAAGAATATTACTATTATGTAATGAAGAAAGAAGGATATTACAAGCTTATTATTGATAATTCATATCGTTCAATAGTGCAAACAAAAAATATTGATGATGCTTATACGCTAGAATTAAAAGTTCCAAAAAACCATTATTATCTTATTGGAGATAATTTGGATAATTCAGATGATAGCAGAAGATTTGGAACTTTAGAAGAAAATGAGATTTTGTATAAAGTAATACAATGAATTTTAAATTAGATGTTAATTATTTGGATAGTTTGATTAAAACTAGCCAGAGCACAGAAAAGCTTGAAGACCCAATTAAAAAAACAATACAATTGGGGCTTCAAGCTTCTTGTTCCATTTATGTGAGATCTGGAAAGAAAAACTGGTCTGGAAGTGGATTTCACATTGGAAATAATATTATTATTACCGCTGGACACGTAGTTCCAACTGATGAAACTTTGACAGAAATTCTTATTACTTTTGATAATAAAAATTTTATTCCAGCCACTTTTCTAACTTCTGATCCTACAATTGATTCTGGAGCAGTAAGAGCAGAAAGAATTCCATCAAATATTCCTGCTTTACAATTTGCCAACAGTGACACAGTAGAAGTGGGAGACATTGTTGCAGTTATAGGATCTCCAGAAGGATTTCACGACACAGCAACAGTTGGAAGAGTATCTAATCTGCACCAAAGTATAAATGACGTAAATATGCCAGCTTGGAATGACATTATTTTCGTTGATGCTGATATCTTGGAAGGTTCATCAGGCGGTATGGTTATAGGTACAGACAATCTTGTTTACGGCACTATTATGGGTGTAACTGGACAACACGCTGATATAGGCGTTGGTGAGAATGCTGTTTGTCCATCTAATAAAATTACTAATATGCTTTCCAAATTAGTATAATGATTTTATGCCGAATCCATATGATATTCTAGGTTTGCTTCACAATGCTTCAGTAGATGATGCAAAAAAAGCATACAGGAAGTTAGCAAAGCAATATCATCCTGATGTGAACAAAGAAATTGGAGCAGAAGAAAAATTCAAAGAAATATCTCAAGCTTATGAAGATATTTTAAATCCTCCACCTCCTCAGCATCATTTTGAACCTCCTGCAAATCCTTTTAGAAACACAGCACATAACCCATTCCGAAAAAATCTTAACACACCGATAACATTAAAGATTGAATTAGAATTGGAAGAAGTTTATAAAAATGTAGTTAAAAACTTAAATTATGAACGTCTTGTACCTTGTGGGGGCTGTTCAGGAATTGGTGGAAGTGGTAATAAAAATATTTGTATGACCTGTATGGGTTCTGGTGAACATTATATAGTACGTAACTTGGGGTTTATGCACATCCGAGAATATGCTGGTCCTTGCGGTGATTGTTATGGGCGTGGTGAAAAATTTGATTCATTTTGTAATTATTGTTCTGGATCTGGTTTTGTAAAAATGTATGAAAACTTTGATTTGACAATAAACAAAGGTCACGTTTACAGATCTTCAATGATACAAGGCAGAGGAAATCACGGAGATATACATCAAGCTCCAGGCCCATTAATCGTGGAAGTAATTACTAAAGCAAGAGATAAATTTGAAATTGATCCTAATTTAAATTTAATTCACGAATTTGAAATAGATCCTATTATGGCTTTGATTGATCCAGAATTTAAATACTCTCATGTAAATGGTACTAAGTTAAATTTCAAGTTCAATACCAGCTTGAAGAATGGTTACGTGCATATAGTTAAAAACAAAGGTATTCCAACATCAAATGATGCATATTCTGACTTACACCTCAAAATTATGTATAAAATTCCTAAAGAAATTTCTGATGAAGAATCACAATTTTTAAAATCATATGTCGAATCTAGGAAAAGGAGACAAATGTTATGAGTATGGTAAAGAGAGCTACAGGCAAGATCGAAAAGTTCACTAATGCAGAAGGTGAAGAAGTAATTGCAGATAATCTTGTTTGGGCAGATGAAAAGAAAGATGAAACTGTCACCGCACAAATCAAAGATGAATTGGTTATTCCATTGACAACAGATATGGATTTAGACCCTAATGCATCTGATGAAGATGATTCAGTTATAGCTAAGGATTGTTAATTATGGAATTAGTAAATAATTTTCTCAAATCAACACAGAATGAAATTATTGTTTATGTAATTTGTTTCATCCTTGGTAGTGTAGTCTTCTTCTTCTTGGCAAAGTCTAAATCTGAAGGTGCTGCAGCTTTACAAACCCTTGAAGTTGTGAAGCTTGTTCTACGTAGTAAGCTAGGCGATAAAGCTGATGGCATTTTAGATATTTGGATTGAAGGATTGAAGCAGATCCAAGATGGAGAATTTTCACAGGATGATGCTGTTGATCAGTTTGTGAGATTTATTCGTTTAGGTTGTGTTCAGAAGGGTATTGAATTATCCGAAGAAGATGTTGACAAGATTCATATGCTTGTTCTTTCTACACTGGAAACATTTGTAGGCAAGAAGCCAAAACAAATTGAAATTGTTGTCAATAAATTCAACGCAATGAATCATCGTTAAGGATGTTTTATCAAGAGACAACCATTTTGTTGATCCCAACAAAATGGTTGTTTTGTTTTAATGGTATACTTGCTGAATGGTAGAAGTTGAAGTTTACAATGACAAAAGCATTATCGTAAATCTTGATGATCCTATGGGAAAATTACCTTTTCCTTATCAAGAAGCTTTAAGAAACGAATTGTCATATAAAGTTCCTGATTCTGAATGGTCTGCTAAATACAAGACAGGTCAGTGGGATGGAAAAATTTCTCTTTATATAAAAAGAAATCAATCTTTTCCCACTGGTTTAACTATGCGTGTTGCTCGTTTATTTGATGAATTGAATGTGCAATACAAATTTACAGACAAAAGAGAAAAGCCTGTTAGAGATTACAATATTGCCTGTGATTTTATGGGTAAAGATCTTAGAGATTACCAAACAATTTCTGGAGATTTAGCGCTTAAAAATCAACGTGGGATGCTTGCTCTTGCTACTGGTGCTGGAAAGACTATGACTTCTTGTTATATTTTCCACAAACTTAAGGTCAAGCCAGTGGTATTTGTTGTTCCAGCTATTGAATTACTTAAGCAAACTCAAAAAGAATTTGAGAAATATTTAAAAATAAATGGTGAACCTGTAAAAGTTGGTATTGCTGGAGGTGGTCTCTGCGATATCAATATGGAAGGTATCAATGTCATTACCTACCAAACTGCTCTTATTGCTTTTGATAAGAAATATATGGAAAGTAATAACAAAATAGTTGAAGATACAGGTGAGGGCTCCAAACCTACTGGACTTCTTCAAAAAGAATTAGATGAAGCCACCACTAAATACAAAAAAGCCCGTCAAATTGCATCAGGTAAACTTTCTGACTTATATGTCCAAGTTGAAACAGCTGAAGAAAATCAATCAAAAGATGCAGATAAATTACGGAAAAAATATGAACGTGAAATCGGCTTATTGATTAAGACTGAATTGGCAGCATATAGGAAGGCACAAACAGCTTGGGATAATAGGCAAGA